GAGCAGATCCTCAAGCGCGTGGTCGAGGATGACAGCTTCTTCGCGTTTGTGGCGTCGATTGACGATGGGGATGACTGGACGGCTGAGGCCGCATGGCGGAAGGCCAATCCGAACTACGGGATCTCCGTCAAGGCGGACGATATGCGGCGGCTGTGCGAGCAGGCGAAGCGGATGCCGTCGAAGCAGAACGCCTTCAAGCGCCTGCGGCTGACGGTCTGGACGCAGCAGGTCGACCGGTGGATCGATCTGGCCCTGTGGGATGAGCAGGCCGGGATCGTGGATGAGGCCAAGCTGCACGGGCGGACCTGCTATGGCGGGTTGGACCTGGCCAGCGTGAGTGACCTGGTCGCCTGGGTGATGGTCTTCCCGGATCCGAACGATCCGGACCTGATCGAAGTTGTACCGAGGTTCTGGTGTCCCGAGGCGCGGCTGTATGCCGACGACAACCGCTACAAGGACCACTATCAGGCGTGGCACCGCGCGGGGTTTCTGAAGACCACGCCCGGGCAGGCGATGGATTACGACTTTGTCAAGAAGCAGATCCTGGAAGACGCGTCGACATTTCGTGTCGTGGACCTAAATATCGACCGGCTGTTCCAGGCGCACCAGCTCTCGATGCAGTTGATCGGCGAAGGGTTCCAGGTGGCGCCGATGGGCATGGGGTTCCTCTCGATGGCGGCGCCGATGAAGGAACTCGAGCGGTCGCTACTGGCGGGGAAGATCCGTCACGGCGGGCACCCGGTGCTGCGGTGGATGGCCGACAACATGGCCGTCACGCAGGACGCGGCGGGCAACTTCAAGCCGGATAAGAAGTCGAGCCAAGGCAAGATCGACGGTATCGTGGCCCTGACGATGGCGATCGACCGATGGATGCGCCATCGCACCGGGTCGGTCTATGATCGCCGGGGTATCGTCACGATCGGCGAGATCGCGTAATGGGGATCAAAGGGGGATCGGAGGCGGATGAAGGTCGATGTATTTGACCTCCTTACAGCCGTGGGGACCCTCATCGCCTCTGCGTCCGCTGTGCAGCTTGGCGGCTTCTACGCTGGAGCGCTCGTCGTCGGGTGTATCGCCGCCGTGATGGGTATCGTTGGAGCGAGCCGGAAATAATCGATGGGCCTCCTGACGCGCTTCTTCGAACGGAAAACCACCGATTACACCGACCTGATCGACCTCACGGCGCAGACCACGGCGGGCGTCTCGGTGAGCGAGTCCAACGCGCTCAAGATGACGGCCGTGTGGGCGTGCGTGCGCGTGATTTCGGAGGACGTGGCCAGCCTGCCGCTGTTCGTGTACGAGCGGCTTGACCGCGGGAAGCGGAAGGCCTTGAATCACCCGCTCCACTCGCTGCTGCACGATCAACCGAACCCAGAAATGACGGCGCTGCAGTTGCGCGAAACGCTGACGGCGCACGCGCTGACCTGGGGGAACGGCTATGTGTACAAGGTGGACGACAGCCGCGGCGTGGTGCGCGAGCTGTGGCCGCTCCTCCCGGACCGGACGTTTACGCGGCGCGACCCATCGACACGTGAACTCTATTACGAGACCGAAGCGCCGAACAGCGATCAGCGGTTCAGGTTGCGCGCCGACCAGGTGATGCACCTGGCTGGGCTCGGCTTCAATGGCATCTACGGCTACAGTCCGATCGCGCTCCACCGGCAGGCCATTGGGCTGGGGATGGCGGCCGAAGAATTCGGCGCGCGCTTCTTCGGACAAGGGACGAATCTCGGGGGCTTTATCAGTCACCCGGGGCCGCTGTCCGCGCAGGCGCGCGAGCGATTGCAGAAGGACCCGGTATTCGGTCTGCCGCGGTACCAAGGTCTGTCACGCACGCACCTCTGGGCGATCCTCGAAGAGGGGATGAAACCGGAGAAAATCGGCATCCCTCCGGACGAGGCGCAGTTCATCGAGACGCGCAAGTTCTCGGTCACGGAGATCGCCCGGATCTTCCGCGTGCCGCCGCACAAGATCCAGGACCTCGAGCGCGCGACGTTCAGCAACATCGAGGAGCAGTCGATCGATTACGTCGTCTCGACGTTGCGGCCCTGGCTCGTGCGGTGGGAGCAACAGATCCGGATGAAGCTCATGAGCGAGGACCACAAGCGGAAGTTTTTCGCCGAGCACGTCGTAGACGGTTTGCTGCGGGGCAACATCGAGACGCGCTACGAATCCTATGCGACCGCGAAGCAAAACGGCTGGCTCTCGGTCAACGATATCCGCGAGCTTGAGAACCTGAACCCCGTCGAGGGCGGCGACGAATACGTCGAGCAGATGAACATGAAGCCGATCGGGCAGCCGGCACCTGAACCGACACCGACGAAGCCGACCCCCAACGGCCTGAAAGACGTCCCGATCAAGGAGCCCGTCCATGCCTGAGCGGTCCGTCGATTTCGAGATTCGCTCCCTCCCGATCGAGAAAGCCCTGAAAACTATCGACGCGAAAGAAGGCATCGTCGCTGGTTACTGGTCCGCCTTCGATGTTGAGGACGAGTGGGGCGACAGCATCGCCCCGGGCGCCTTCGCCAAGACCATCGCCGAGTGGGGCCCGGGCAGTCCGAGGCCGCGCACCAAATTCCTCTTCATGCACGACCCGTTCCTGGTGCTGGGCAAGCCGATGACGCTGAAAGAAGATGGCGTCGGTCTCTTCTTCGAGGCGAAGATCGTCCAGACCACCTGGGGGCGGGACGTGTTGATGCTCTATCAGGATGGCATCATCACAGAACACTCGATCGGTTTCCGCACGATGAAGGCGGAGCCCATCAAGAACACCCGGCGGATCCTGGAGATCCGACTCTACGAAGGTTCCGCAGTCCTGTGGGGCGCCAACTCGTCGACCCCGACGACGGCGGTGAAGGCCGCGCAGCAGATCTCCCGGCTGTCAGACCGGATGGTGCGCGCGGAGAAGGCGCTGCGCCGCGCGGACTTCAAGTCTGAGGAACTGCCCGAGGCGTTGGAACTGTTGGTCAAGCAGTGGTGCGCTGAAGTGCAGACGCTCGAAGCACTCGTGGCGAAGGAGCCGTCGCTTGCTGCCCTCGGGCCGCACGACACTCCCACCCCCGAGCCGCTCTCGCCCGCCGACGCTCAGCTCACTGAGCAAATGACCGCGCTCACGCGACTGTTCTCCGGCATGCGTAAGGATGCGGAGCAGCCTGCGATCGCGTAACTCGTAACGCATTCAGCGGATGCAGGAAACGCCTGGCCTTCGGGCCGGGCGTTTGTGTTGTCCGCGGGGGAGGGACGATCCTGATGGATCCAGCAGAGCTGAAGAAACTGTATGACCAGATCAACAAGGAGTGGGGCGAATTCAAGGTGGCCCATGCGCTCCAGCTCGAGGAAGCGAAGAAACTCGGGGCACCATCGGCTGAGACCACGGCCAAAGTGGACAAGATCAACGCCTCCATTGCCGATGTTGAGAAGCGCATCGGTGCCATCGAGGCGAAGGGCATCCGGCTGGCGATCGAGCCGGATCCGGACAAGCCGAAGGCCGGCTCGGAGGCCAAGGCCGCCTTCCTGAGCTGGGCGCGCACCGGACTGGCGACGCCTGAAGAGCAGAAATTGCTTGTCCCGGCGTCGGAAACGAAGTCGCTCGCGGTGGGCAACCCGACCGCGGCCGGGTATCTGGCGCCCACGGAGTACGTCCGCGAGATCCTCAAGGGGATCATCGAGTTCAGCCCCATCCGCGGGATCGCGCGCGTCCGACCGACCAGCGCGAAGTCGATCCAAATCCCGAAGCGGACCGGCGTGTTCGCGGGCGTCTGGGTCGCGGAGCAGGGCACCCGGGCGGAGACCACGGGCCTGACCTTCGGGCTCGAAGAGATTCCGACCCACGAGGCGTATGCCCTCGTGGACGTGTCCAATCAGCAGCTTGAGGATTCCGCCTTCGATATCGAGGCGCTCCTCAACGAGGAGTTCTCCGAGCAGTTCGGCGTGTTGGAGGGCGCGGCGTTCGTCGGGGGCAATGGGGTCAACAAGCCCGAGGGCTTCATCATCAACGCGGCCACCGTGGCCGGCGCGACGGTGACGGCCACCAACGACGTGCTCGCCGCGGTCGACTTCATGACCTGCTTCTACAACCTCAAGGACGGCTACGCGCGCAACGGGACGTGGGTCATGAGGCGCGCCACGATCGGCCTCACCCGTAAGTTGGTTGGGACCGACGGGAACTTCCTCTGGCAGCCGGGTCTCTCTGGCGGCCAGCCC